TATCTTACCTTTATTAATTCCTTTTTTAATTACATATTGTTGTGTACCATTAGCACCATGTTCAACTTCTTTTTTTAAGTGTTTAAAAATATTCATTTCTTTTAACTTCTTTTCTGAGTGCTTTTTAAACGACTCTAAAACTTTAGTATCTCTCATTTCTTTTTCTTCTTTTTATCCTGAAACAATTTGTCTATCAATTCTCCTAACTTGTCGAAGAAACCAAATATAGCAAATGCAATTCTATCAATCATATTTTAAAACCTTTTTTCCAAGATTGTATCGCCCAATAAGCTGGAGATAAATTCTTTTGTCCTTTTACTTTAGCCAATATGGGTCTAAATCTAGCAAAGAAACTACGTTGTCTAGCTGGTATATTCTTCTTGATAGTCATTGTCTTGCTACCAAAATTAATTTTTTTCACACGACCTGAACTTTTGTCTCGAACAAAAACTTTAAATTTCTTAACATCTCCACGCATAGGTTTGTTAAGTTTTACATTTCTACCCTTATATTTAGCCATGTAAGGCTAATAGCACATTTTGATTATCTTTTAAAGAATCTTTGTCGCCACTTACCACAAACAAAGTTATCTTTTACACCTACAGTTTGGAATACACCGCAGAATGATCTTCTTTCGCTAAACATACCACAGTTTCCACAGGCTTCTTTACCTACTGACTTTCTAAAATCTTGTGGCATTTGATATGGAATAAATGTTCCATCAGGGTAAAAGTTACCTCTTTTGAGCATCTTCAATAATCTTTCTTAGTTCTGTTATGCAGATAAGAGTTTTATTTAGTTTTCCAAGTGCAATATCTCTTTGTTTCTTTACAAGTTCTAACTCAGCTTTTACTTGTTCAAATTGTTTATTTTCCTTGTCCACGATATTTTCCTTTTCCACGTTGTCTCCTTTTGTTCTTATTCATAGTTGATGTAATTGGT